GAAAACGTATATGGTGTAGGTGCGTCGGAAGGTGTGTGGGACACCCAGTTTGCTCTGCCTCTTGTGTAACCTGAGGGTCTTGAGCGTCTCTATGAACATACCAGTATTTAATAAATACGCATAACAGATTATGGCGAAACTTACGATAGATACAGGAGCGGCGGGCAATCCGGCAACGGGCGACACCCTACGCACGGCGATGACCAAGGTCAACGCCAACTTCGATGAAGTGTACCAGTTGGTGGGTGATGGATCAACAGGATTGATCACAACAGCAATCACGAACGGTGATCTTAAACTGCAGGCCAACGGAACAGGTGCAATAGAGATCGACGCCCTGTCAATCACAAACAGCACGATCACCAGCATAGCAACGAATTCGGACATCACTATCACACCCAACGGAACAGGTAATATCGTGCTAGACGCGGTGACCATATCTGACAACAAGATTTCAACCAACAGTTCCAACACCGATCTGCAGATAGACGCTTCTGGCACGGGCGCTGTTGAAATACTAACACAGAAAGTAATAATGGCGAACCTGCCAACATCGGCGGCTGGTCTGGCCACAGGTCAACTGTACAATGATGGCGGCACGCTGAAGATAGCGTAATGGCACAACAACTGATCAACATAGGTGTAACGGCGGACGACGGCACGGGCGATACCATACGTGGCGCGGGCATCAAGATCAACGAGAACTTCACGGAACTTTTTCCAAGACCATCTGTTCAGTCACAGATCAACATAATACAGAACGAGATCCTGGCCACGGAGAGCAACTCGGACATAGTGCTCGCCGGCAGTGGCACTGGTATAGTGCAGATCACTGACCTAACGGTCGATGGCACCATCAGGATGTCGGACAATCATATTCGTGTCAACACATCCAATGCCGATCTTGTGCTCACTGCCAATGGCACGGGAACCGTGCAGACAGCAAACACGGACATCAACGGCGGCAACATAGACGGCACCGTGATAGGTGCGACAACGCCCCTGTCTGGAACTTTCACCACAATAACGACCACCACATCAGCACAGATTGATGGTGTTTACATCCAAGACCACGATATTTCAGCATCAGATTCTGATGCTGACCTAGAACTGTCGGCTAGTGGATCTGGAAATATCATCATAAACGGCGTCATCGGGTTGCCCAACACGGACGGCACAATGGCACAGGTGCTGAAGACAGACGGGTCGGGACAACTGGATTGGATCACGTGGCCCACTGTGTTCGACAACGTGTTATTAGAGGACGGCACCGCCACTGTGCTGGGCAGTTCCTCGTCCGCACAGGTAATAGATTCCTGGTCGGCCAGCACCTACAGGAGTGTGAAGTATCACATACAGATCACGGATGCCACTGCCGACAGATACAGATTAATAGATGCCAACGTCACCCACGACGGTTCGACCGCTTACATAAGCTCGTTTGGTGGTGTTGACAACGGTGCGGGGGACGGTTCAAGTGTGTATAACACCATAGATCTTTCCACGGACATTTCAGGCGGCAACGTTAGGTTGCTGGGAACAGTAAATAACACAAATGACCAGATTGTGAAACTGGTCAAGAGATCGGTAAAGGTATAACATGGCACAGATAACATTGAACGTAGGATCTAACGCAAACGACGGCACAGGGCAGACCCTGAGGTCAGCCATGCAGGACGTGAACACCATGTTCACTGAACTGTACGCGTCGCCGTTGTTCTCTGGAGACATAACAATAAGTGGCAATGAAATATCAGCGGCTAGGAGCAATGATGACTTGGTGTTGACAGCCAGTGGGACAGGTTCTGTCGTCATGGAAAAACTCATAGTAGATTCCAACATAAGCATCACCGACAACGAGATACAGACCACACAGTCCAACTCTGACCTAGTGCTCTCTGCTTCAGGATCGGGTGCCGTGGTCATAGACAGCGTTGACCTCAACGGAGGCAACATAGACGGCACAGTGATAGGTGCCACTACGCCAGCCGCGGCCACATTCTCCACGGTCACTGCAAACACCAGTGCCACCATAGACGGCGTCACAATCATAGATAATACTATTTCAACCAACGCTAGTAATTCTGACCTTAGACTTAACGGTAGCGGATCAGGATCAGTGGCCATCAGCGGACTTTCCTTTCCAACGTCGGACGGCACCGCTGGACAGTACTTGAAGACAGACGGTGCAGGAAACCTAGTGTTCGTCACTGCCACCCCAACACTGAACCATTCTGATTTGGCAGATAATTCAGTGACCTTGGCCTCTTCGGCCACTGGTGACGTGGACACATTCAGCACCTCCACATACCGCAGTGCCCGGTACTTCATATCGATTTCTGACACGACCAACAGCAGGTTCGAGATTGTAGAGGCCAACGTGGTGCATGGGCCCAGTGCGGACAGCACTACAGAGGCCTACATCAGCACCTTCGGCAACACCACATCTCACACATCACCGTTGGCCACGTTCACAGCGGACATCAATAACGGTAATGTGAGGTTACGTGCCACCAATGACTCTGCTGGTTCGCTTGAATTCAAGTTCCAGCGTGTGGCCATAGACCTTTAATAAAATTACATTAGGTTTGTAGAATTACAAATAAATACTCCAAACAACAAGGAACAACAAAGCATGGCTAGACAGAACATCAACATAGGATCCAGCGCCAATGACGGCACGGGTGATCCCTTAAGGACAGCATTCGACAAGATCAACGACAACTTCATAGAATTGTACGGGTCTGACAACGACATAAACACGTTGGACGCCAATCTCGACGTCAACAACTTTGCGATAACGACGGGAGTCACCAACGGTGACATCACTGTGACTCCAAATGGCACGGGTAACATCAACCTGGGATCAATCACAGTAAATGGTAGCACGATCAGTGCCAATGACTCCACTCAGATCACCATAGCGGAAAACATACAGACCACGGGCACACTTAATGTGTCAGGCGCGGCCACCATAGGTGGTGCGGCTACACTGAATACTTCCCTGGCACTGTCATCAGGGGCCACAGTGACCGCAATACTAGACGAAGACGCCATGGGATCAGATTCGGCAACCGCACTGGCCACACAGCAGTCTATCAAGGCTTACGTGGACTCACAAGTGACAGCACAAGATTTAGACTTCAGCACAGATGATTCGACGGCACTGTCGATAGATCTAGACTCTGAGAGCCTCCAATTCTCAGGCGGAAACGGTATCAACACTTCAGGCTCCGACAACACCGTGACCATAGCAGTGGACACAGGCACAGTGGCCACCCTCACGGACACGCAGGTGCTGACCAACAAGACCTTGACCGCACCCACCATAAACGGTGCCACAATGACCGGCAACGTGACGGTGGACAACATAACATTGAATGACAACATCATCTCTTCTGCCTCTAACGCGGACCTGATTCTGGATCCAAGTGGCACAGGAGACATCAAACTCACAGCCACCAGCACGGATGTAACAGGCAACGCATCAGTGTCAGGAACACTGAGCACTGCTGATATTACCACCACGGGAAATCAGACCATCTCTGGATCACTGACCACGGGCACACTGAACATAGGAGATCTCAACATCAACGCACAGGGCAAGATCACCACAGACACCAATGGTGACGTGGACATAGAGCCTTCTGGGACAGGAGCGATAAACCTCACAGGACCTACCAACGTCACTGGAACGGCCACTGTCACGGGACAACTGAATGTGGATAATTTGACCATGGATGGTAACGCCCTCAGTTCTACCACTGGTGGTGTGACGATCACAGCACCTGCAGGACAGAACGTGGAAGTTGGAGGTAACAACGTGAAACTAATGGCCACCGAGGCCAACTTCACCTTGGCAGAGATTACTACTCTGAGGACTGATTCACTGCAGAATGACACGTCAGACGGAGACATATCGATCAGCACACAGGGTACAGGGGTAGTGGACTTCAACACAGCGACACAGAGCACTATAGGTGCCAACGGTGCCGCGTCAGCCTTGACTGCCAATCCAGTGGGTTACCTGAAGATCAAGATCGCGGGTGCGGACAGGATCATCCCATTCTACAACGCATAGTCGTTAGGAAAAAAATTATGAGGAAACGTCACGAAGGGCGTCACAAAAAATCACCACGTTCTGAAATAACAAGACTGGATGACGCCATACGTCGTGAGTCTGACAAGGTGGAACGAGAACGCCTGAGACAGCACCGAGAACACTGGATTCGCACACAGAATTCTAGCCACTGATCGCCAATAAATACCCTTGTAAGGAGTAAGTTTAATGGCAACACCAGTGTGGACGACCACGGCAGGAAAACTGGCATCTATAGAAGAACAGGTAGCGTACTCGCTTCAACTTGAGGCGAACACCAGTGATTCTACGGCCATCACTTACTCAGTGATCGCAGGAAGTCTACCCCCGGGAATGAGGGTCACCACAGACGGACTTCTTACGGGCACACCGGCCGAGGTTGCCAAGAGAACTCTTTACACCTTCGTCGTGCGAGCCACGGCCGGTGCCCGGATCACAGACAGGACATTCTCACTGGACGTCAAAGGTGCGGACGCTCCCACATTCGTCACAGCATCCGGGCAACTGCTCTTGGACGATTCCACCAGCGTTGGACTATATTGGGTGATCGACGGTGCGACTGTAAACCTACAGTTAGAAGCCACGGACACAGACACAGAAGCGGGGCAGACCTTGGTGTACGAGATAGTCAAGGGAGAACTGCCTCCGGGTGTTACCCTAAGTAAAACAGGTTTGCTCTCTGGTACTGTGAGGTTGACCGAGGATCAGCGTTTCGGTCCAAGGGGAGGATATAGCGCATCTAATGAGAACTACGATGATGTTGTGTATGACAAGACCGTCACCACAAAGAGCATCAGCAAAAATTTCGACTTCATCGTAAGGGTTACCGACGGTACCAGTAGCGTGGAGCAGAACAACAGCATATTCGTGTTCTCCGCTGATTACTGGAGGGTATCAAACACGCAGATAACCTTAGACGCAACAGAGATAGAGGGATCTCCGCTGACCATGGACCTAAGCGGCAACAGGAGACCGGTCTTCAGGACAGCCTCGGACCTTGGTTCATTCAGGCATGACAACAACATCATAATAAAGATAGATGTGGAGGACTTTGATCCACTGCAGGGCGACCTGGAGTACAGCATACAGTCAGGCGCACTACCATCGGGACTCCAGATAGACATCAACTCGGGAGAGATATACGGCGCTCTGCCAAGGCAGACTGCTGTGGAGGTGGACTACTCCTTCACCGTGCGGGCCAACAGGGTCATATCTGCCGGGGTGAATGTGTTCCAGGATCAATTGTTCACAATGAAGGTCATAGGCGAGATAGACATAGGCATCGCATTCACAACGCCAGAGGAAGCGGGAACACTTAGCGCGGGCATTCCCAGCCTGTTGGCGATAGAGGCAGTCAATGACAACTCTGATCGTGTGCTGACCTATTCTGTTACCAGTGGCACGTTGCCCCCAGGAATAACGCTGTCACAGTCAGGCAACCTAGTGGGCACCATAGATCCCAGTGATTTCACTGACTCTACCAGGGCGTACACATTCACCGTGACTGTGAGTGATCAGTATCAGATCGCGGCCACGTCAAAGGAGTTTACCCTAAATGTCAACATACCAGAGACACAGACCGAGTACGGCAACATGACTGGTCATGCAACTTCCTTGATAGATCAGAACATATTCTACAACATAGCACAGGATCCCAACATAAACTCACCAGAATATGTGTATAGGCCAGAGGATCCCAGCTTCGGCATGCGATTGAAACCCAACATGTTGATGATGGCGGGGCTGGAGGCCCAGACACTGACTGAATTCCAACAGCAGATGGAACAGAACCACGCGCCCAAGACCTTGTACTTCGGTGACCTCAAGACAGCTATAGCCAAAGAAGGGAACACAATCAAATACGAGGTCGTGTACATAGAGGTCAAGGACAAAATGGTCAACCAAAATGGAGAGGCAGTGTCCAGCTCGATAAGACTCAGAGATGCCGTGGTCAAGCCCATGCTGGGACCTAGGGCATCAAGCATGAACGCCACGGCCGACTACGTGGACTACGAAGTCACCACAGATGGTGGCCTATCATTTTCAACTTCGGGATCAAAGGTGAGATACGCCAACCAACTCAGTGCCGACCTAGGAGCCATGGAGATTTTGTATCCAAACGCAGTGGCTAACATGAGGTCAAGGATGAAGAACCTCGGACACAAGGAATGGGACTACCTACCACTGTGGATGAAGACCACTCAAGTGGGTGGATTGGCGCCGTTGGGATACGTGATGGCAGTTCCGATCTGTTACTGCCGTCCAGGGAGCTCTGCTCTGATCAAAAAGAGGATTGAAGACAAGGACCTTGAGTTCAAGGACATCAAGTTCATCATCGACAGGTATCTGGTCAGCAACAGCGTTGTTTCTCCAAACGAGTTTACCGCGGACGGTTCCACCACAACTTTCCAACTGGACGAGATAGTACACGAGCAGGACATCTATGTTTTAGAGGGGTCACAGCAGGTGTACGTGGGGGACGGGGTAACCGCGGACAACAGCATTGATCCAGCATGGTTGACCGCTGACAACACACTGCGCTCGTCGGACCACGAATATGGCATAGAACTAGCACACGACACTGTCAACAAGAAGACCACCATCACATTCACCAAGGAGGTCCCCCCTGCCGGCACAATTATCAAGGTGGAGAGATCCAACGATAAATACCTTAAGTTTAGAGACAAAGGAATATTCTAATGGCAAGTAACATAGTACCAGGAGACATAGACGCAACATATCCGAGAGCTGGACAAGACAACAGCTCACAGGGATTTAGAGACAACTTCAACGGCATAAAAAACAACTTCACTTATGCAAAAAGCGAGATAGAATCTCTACAAAACAACAAGGCAAACCTTAACGCGGCTAGCAATTTTGCCGACAACGAGGTAACCAGGGCCAAATTCAAAGACACTAGTGAGACCGTGTACCCACACGGCACTGTGGGCAGTGGTAACGTCACCCTAAATCATGAGAACGGGCACTATCAAACCCTGACGGTAACAGCTGACACTACGTTCGCATTCCTGAACTTCCCGCCCGCCGGCGCGCTGGGCAGGATCATACTGGATGTCATTGTATCTCCCGGCGCCACTAACTTGGTGTTTCCTAGTGCAGTGATCAAAGCAGACAACGTGACCGGCAGTGACGGTACTTCAGACACGATTGCCCCAGGACTGGGTCGTGCTTTGTATGAATTCATGTCACCAGATGGTGGCACAACGGTGCTGATGCATCAATTGGGCAAACAGTACGCCTAACAAATAAAGGAGTCTGATGTACTTCCATCCATTACAAGAAGAGATAGGCAACATGAGCGAGGAGGACATCTCCAATAGGATCAAAGAACTATCCAGGAAGGTCGCGATAGCCAGACGTGGACGTAATCCAGAGATGTTGGCCAACCTACAGATGGCATTGAAAACATACCAGGACGCCATAAGGCAGAGGCGCATCGAGGAGTGGCACAAGAACAACAAGAAACTCCGCAACGAACCAGATATCGGAGACCTAATCAACATCGACTAGTAAGTAAACTGGATGACGAACAGTTTCAGTTGGAAGACCAAATTCAAAAGCATAATCATAGTGGACGGAGAACTGTTCCCCAATGAGTACTCCGTGGAACTGCATCTGACACCACACACAGCCGATCTCAAGGAACAGACAGCATACTTCGACAGGCTGAAAAACCTTTTCGAACAGGTGTTCGCCAACACTGTGACAACCTGGCGTGAGGAGAAACTGTATTCCGTGCTGAGATCCAACAGCACCAACAGGTTCATTGAATTACCAAGACCGCCCTATGACCAGATCATGGCCGCGGTGTGTTATTGTAAAGCCAACAGCATATTAGACAGCAAGATAATCATAGAGAAGATCGCCTTGAGCTCGTGGCAGGGTGATGGTATTACCTACACGGTTGACAAAGACAGCAGAGAGCTTATACTGTTAGACAGGCCTGACTGGTTCTCGGAGGAGTATAACAAATTTGACCCATGGTGGTTGAGGCCAGACACGGCAACATATGATGAAGAACTTGACAAGGGCATATACACAGGACATTTCAGTTGGGACAACCAAAAGATCACCATTGACAAACAGCACCAAGAACATGCTAAAATATTCGAGTTCAACCCAAAGGTGCTAGATGGCGGAAAAGACAAAGACAAATGAACATGGTGATACGGTCTTCACTGAACAAGACGCGTTAGAACTGCTGTACACTGACCCAGACTTTGACATAGGAAAACTGTTCTTCAAGGACACGGAAAAGTACTCATCGGCCTTGAAAGATCTTGGGTTGAATCTTCCAAGCATCAACGCTGTACCAGATAGAGAACCTTTAGCAGAATTTGACAACAAAAATATCAACAACTGGCACATGCCAGAGAAGTATTACCAGATCAATGTGTTACAATGGCTGTTGGAACGATGCCAGAACGACGAAGAAAAATTACGTGTTCAGATGGAATACGACCTTTTCGAAAAGAAGAAGTTCGTCCGGGTGCTACAGTTCCTGATCTACTTCGTTGACACGCTCAGAGACAACAACATAGTTTGGGGGGTCGGACGTGGATCCAGCGTGGCAAGTTTCTGCCTGTTCCTGATTGGGGTACACAAGATCAATCCCCTGCTGTACAATTTGGATATCACGGAATTCCTACGATGATAAGTAATCAATATAGGAGCATATTAATATGGTAGCAAGAGCACCCAGAAAAAGGATGTACAGGACCATGCAGGGACGCATGGTGGACATAGAGAAACTGAGAGCGGCCAACGAATCAGTGCAGGCCGTGGGCAACATGAACGTCAACGCCAAAGGAGACGTGTTGGGAGCAGGCGGACAAGTTGTCACACCAAAGGAAAAGATCATACAGAAGTACTACGAACAACCCAAGGGCATGGTCAGTGACACCCCGACCAAGGGCAAACCGATGCCGGCACCAAAGGCCGAACCAAAACAGACCGTACAGAAGATGACCCCAGTGTCACCAAAGAAAAAAACCGCACCACAACCAAAGAAAGTGGAAACAAAAGTGGAGGCAGAGCCTACACCGGTAGCAACATTCAAGCCAAAGACAGAGACCACAGAGAAAAAAGGCATAGACGCCGCTCTTGACGGATTGGAATAGATCCGCTATAATACTTCTACAATGGGACAGATAGAAGACTTACAAGCAAAGGGATTCGGATCACACGGTGGAAAACAGTACACTGTTGACTACGACATCACACCACTCAAGAAGAAAGTGCTGGTATCAGACATGCAGTTCGGAGCGACTAAAACTAAAGGTGGCATAATCCTGATGGACGACGACGGCACGGAAGCGGGCATACACCCACGTTGGGCCAAGGTCTACGCCATTGGAGATCAACAGGATGACGTCCAGGTTGGACAGTGGGTGCTAGTCGCACATGGTAGGTGGAGCAGGGCACTTAAGGTCAAGAAGAACGATGTTGAATTGGAAGTCAGGATGATCGACGAGAATGACATCCTGTTGCTATCAGACGAAGAACCAGACTTCAACAACAGGCAGGCCGGATACATCAACACCGGCGGCATGAGACAGATGACCTCCCTGCCGGGCAATGACTAAGAAGATATTGTTCCTGGGCTGTAGCAATTTGGCCGAGGATAAACAGGAAATCAACAAAGAGCAGATATGGAAGGACGTTGTGTTTGGTGATGACGTCGAAATCACTAACCTGTCATACTACGGCGCTGGCAACCAATTCATATATGGTAACTGTGTGGACTACATATCAGATCATGAAGTTGACTACGTGTACTGTCAGTTCACAGGACTGGCAAGGCATGACATCTGCATCGACGAAGAAGCTCGCGTGCCTGGTTATG